TGTATTTTTGAGCCATGCTTATTTCCAGATGTCGTCAAGTGACTGAGTTGGCTTTCCGGTGGGGTTACCCCCAAGGGAGCGAATATACTTACTGTATGATGTACCCTTGGGCACCACAACGCCGTTAATCTCAATTGGCTGTTTTGCAGACCCCATGTTGCCAACTTGACTGATCCACTCAGTTTTTGCTTCTTCGTTGCGAGCAGAAATCTCTTGCGCCTTTGCATATGTACGCAGAAATTTGGCAATATACTTAGGGCTAGAATTTTCATCTGGATAACCACCCATCAACATCTGCAAATCAGTGTTGGATAGTGGCTTAAAGTCAGCGGCATCTACACCTACCAATTTGTTACGTAGCGTCTTGTACTGTTGGCGCAGTTCCGTCAACTTATCTTCACCACCAAGTTGAGAGCGCACCCATTCTTCAAAGCCAGTGTATCCGCGCCCAAGGAATCGACCTTCTGGCAACTTAGAAAACCCGTCAGCCAGTATCAGCGAATTAGATGCGGCATTTCGCGCAGCCACAGCTTGTTTTGCCGCATTATCTTGCACAGTCCGCATGTCGGGCGGAATATCAACACCCTTCGCCATCTTCATTCGAAGTTCTACAGTAGCCTTTTCACGCTCAAGACGTGCGCGTTCTTCGTTGGTCGAAGCATTGCGCAGCGCCACTTCAATACCAGCAAGCTTGGATTGCAGTGTCGCTTGGTTGTTTGCGTTGGCATACTGGGCTTCGGATTGCTTGATCTGTGCTTCGGCTTGGGACTTCTGTACCGTGGATGGCTGCATTTGATCAGCACGCGCATTCTCACCAAGCGCCTTCATGCTTGCCGCGTACTTGTCGTCGTAAGTAGCAAGGGACAATTCAGCTAGTGCAGCGATTTGACGGATCGCGTTTTGATCGCCCGACTCAAGAGCTTTTTGAGCGGTTTTGAGTGTTTCAAGCTGCTGTGGGTCAGAGCCTGATTGTTCCAAAGCTGAAACACGGGTTTTAATCACATCGAGCGCCACATCACCGCGCCCCGACTTGAGCGCAGGCACGACACGAGCAAAAAACGACGTTTGGTCTTGCTTGTACGCTTCGCCCTTCACCTCCACCATAGTGTTAACAGATTCGCGCATTTCGGGGAATTGCATGATGATGCTGGGCAGCATTGACGAGTCGCCAGTGGTCAAATATTTCGCCACCAAGTCTTGCCGCTGCTGTTCGCGCATTGCCTTTTGCTGTGCTGCAAGCTGATCGTCTTGAGCTTTTTGCTGTGCTGCAAGTTGGTCATCTTGGATCTTTTGCTGTGCTGCTTTAAGTTGCATGTCGTTAGCACGCAAGGTCTGACCGGATTGAATGCCCTTCATCAAAGCTTCGGTGGGGTCAACGTACTGCATCCGATAGTCAAAAGGCTGTCCGCTCATTAGAAGCTTACTCCTATATACTTCCCAAGATTGTCAAAATCCAAGCTGCCAGCAGCACCTGTCAGACTACCAATCAAATCCTGTGTGTTCTGGCCGCGCGCCAATGCAGCACCCGCCCGAGCCTGACCCATATCGCCGAACAGTGCAGCATTCTGATTGCCAGTATTTGCCGCATGAGCGCCTACGCCCGCCGCCGCATTTTGGCCTTGTGTCGCCAACTGACCTACATTTGCCAATTGATTTTGGAAGGTCTGCTGCAATAGCTGTGGCGCAAACTGAGCCAAAGCTGCTTGTGTATTGCCACCACGAAGCCCACCTGTGGCTGATGCGTTTTGAAGCAATGCGTTTGTACCTTGATTGAGCTGCGCCTGAAAAAACGGGCTATTTTGCAATGCGCCAATCGCTTGTTGTTGTGCGGCTGCACCATTTAACCCAAGCATCCCCATTTGTTGATTTAGTGCGGTTTTGCCGCTGTCAACGTAGGGCTTCATCAGTTCTTGGATAAAATCAAACTGCCGCCGGTTTTCTTCGACACCCATTTGCGCCGCTGCGGTTTGTGCATCTGCTGCTCGATCCGCCGCCTTGTTGCCTTGACGTGCGCTATATACCGACCCAGCCACTCCAACTACAGCTGCTGTAACGACCATAACTCAACCCCCAATCCATTTGCTATGAACGCGCTCAATCGGCATTAATCCGTGTCGCTCCAAAAACTTGCCCGCCGGTAAGTGGTCTTTGTAACCAACGATCCAGCGAGACACGCCCCGCCGCCTCAACTCAATCTCTACGGCATCAAACAAGACCGACCCAGCACCAGACTTACGAACGGACGGCAGCACATAAAACAAATCAGTTACGCAAGTTAAGCAGGTTGCATAGTGCATATGTGGCTGCACATAGCCGACGTAATATCCGACCATTTCGCCAGCCTGCCGAATCGTCATGAAAAACACGATCCCCATCTGCTCCAAAGCGGCATACCGATCCCAGCACGGAGTCAGAGGGACTTTGTCTTGATCGAGTGCCAACTCGTCATAGTGCAGCGGGAAAATTCGCTCAAGTTCAGGCGCGCAAGCGGTAAACGATTCGACGTGCGCAGTAATCATGGATTTGCCCCCGCAATATCAACAATCATTACAATTCGATCATCGGAGCCATTATTAACAACTTCATGTTCTAACAAGTTGTCAAACATCCAGATCTCGCCCGCCCGCATTCCTATTGCTTCGCCACCACAGCGCAAAGCATTGCCAGCGGTTGCTTGTAGGCAAACCTGATAGCGCTGGTAGTAGCTTGCGTGACCGCCACCGTCACAATGCGCAGCAATCGCCCTGCCCATTGGTAGGCGCGTGATTATTACGCGACCCAATCGCACACCACGAACCCGCGCCATTAGCGCAAAAACAATATCCTGAGCCGCTGGTAGTTTGTCCCAAGCTGGATAAAAAACCGACTCATGCTCGTCAGGCACTTTATCAGCCGGGATATCCAAGTCTTGAAAGCGCAGCCAGATATCATCTACAACCGCATGGGGCGAATCGGGGTATTCACGCCGCAAGCCGTTTTGGTTCCACAGGTCTGGCTGACAGGCGATCTGATGCAATAACTGCCCAATATCAACACCAGCAGCAATCTGTAAAAAGTTGCGCATCACACCACCTCAGCAATGGACAGGATGATATTCAGGTCTTCACCGGTTGCGGTGACGGTCTGCGCTGCATTGACCTGATGATTGAGTAGCTCAGACAGGATCAGCGTTGCATCGGCAGCCAATGTCTTTTTAACAAACTGATTGCCACCAACTGACACAACCAAAACGATTGGCAATACCGTTGGATTGTGAGCGGTTGCTGCTCGAATCTGGGCAAGCGTACCGGCTGGAGCGGTGTACAGCGTATTACTGCCAGCGTTTAGCGTGTCGTTATACGCCTGTTTGTACTCAATAGTCACAATGACACCTCGACTAAGCCAAGCGCATCAATCGGCGCATCAAAAACAGAAACCAAGCCAATCATCTGATCGTTTGGATAAAATGGAGTGCTAATCAAACCAAGCGCGTCATCAGGTTTTTGGCTCATCGCCTGAATCGCCATGCTTTTTGCATCATCAGCGGCGACTTGTGCTTGCTGAACGGCCAGCAAAATCTCTTGAATCGTTGTGGGCAACAAATCAAACGCTTGAGATTGTAGGTTTTCAAGAAAGCGGATTGACCGTGGATCGCTTGAGATTTTGGCAATCAAGTCACGGGGCAGTTTCAGAAAGTTAGGCATTCAATGGCTCCACCTGAATCTCAAGTCGAGGAATAGCCAAAGTGGTCGAGCCAACGCCACGAAAGCGCAAGCCAAGCCAGTGACCAAACCGAACGCCAAAACGATGCCACGTCATGCGGTGAGCATAATCACCACGCAAACCGGCTGATCTACTGCGCTCTTGCGACCACGTCAAGCCATCTTTGGTGTATGAACAAAACACGCTGGGCTGTTGCCCTGTTGCTGCACGCCCTACGGTGCCCACAAGCTCGATTGAATTGATAATCGCGCCCATGCCTTCGTTGTAGATCAGCGCCGTATCGAAGCGCCAACCGGTAGGCTGTCCATACTGTGCAAATGTTGCATCAGTCATGTAGCCAAGCGTGGCTTGCAGTTTGTCACCCACGATCCATTTGCCATAGGCATAAACAAAATTAATAGCTCGATACGGCTGATCAGCCGCACCGCCACTCTTGAGCACAAACCACACCGGCTGACCAACAGCAGATGAGCCTGCCATGTCATAAACTAATGTTTCGTTAGGCAAATGGATATATAGATTTTGGTGAGCATCTTGCTCTACTGACTCAATCACAATCCCCGATAGCCGATCTTCACTATATCGATTGATCAGTATTTCTATTTCGCGCGTGGCAATCTTTTGGGCGCCACCACTTGCACCAAGATAAACACTAATCGGCTCATTGCGACCACCGCCTACAAAGGCAAAAGTTTGGGCAAACATACATTTTGCATGAGTGCCAACCGCGCCTTTGGTAATTACCGCCCCATCAATGCGTTGAAACGGGAATAACTCGCCGCCGACATTATCAAACACTTCAATGCTGTGTCGGTTGAGTACCACCAACTCATTGCGGACTTTGAGCAACCCTAAAACATTATCGGGATCAAACTCGCTTGAGCCGTACTTGAGTGGATTAACTGCGGTCGGATCATTCAGTTCAGTAACAACAATAAATTCGCCGTCTGTGGTGACGTGATACCCATCAATCCACACATGATCAATTACGTCGCCAAGATCACCATCGGTCACCTTGGCAAGCGTCAGGCCGTTGAAGTAATAAAATCCGCGATTCGACGAGACAGCCAACCGATCAAACGAATAATCAAACGAGCAGCGACCACCTGAGCCAACATCACCCAGCTCAGTCACATGGCCGGATGCAGACACACTCACAAACTTGCTGCCGCATACGCGATACAGCACACCGCCCCACACGATGCCACCGCGATCCAACCCACCAGTATCAGCAAAGTGTGCGATGCCATCGGCAGTACGCAAATAACCCTTGCTGATCCCCGTATCTTTGGGCACTGGCACAAGATTGACTGGATATGACGTGCGATAGTCCGATGTAGTGTCGGCATAGATGCCGCTCAGAATTGGCACTTGCATTAGAAGCCCCAACGTCTGTAGCGACGATTGCCAGCGCCGAGCGGATAACGATCAGGGTACTGTCGCGTTGGTTTGGTTGCCACACTAGACAGCATGGCGTTGTAAGCGTCCTCTTGTGTTTTGATAAGCAGGATGCTTGGTTGTTTGCCGTACATAGGGCAAATCTGAACGGCAAGCGATTTATAAACCGCCGCCGCGTGTTGCAATTCAATACCGCTATCATCATCAAGATCGCTGTCGGTCGGATTGATTGGCAGGACATATCCAATATCAACGCCCTTAGATGACCACATCGCCACCATCGCATCCATTTGGCGCAAGATGTCGGTGTGTTCTTCGGGTGACGCGTCAAACTGATAGCCGCCCATGCCGATTTCGGTCATGGCTTGGTCGATGAGATAGCGTTTTTTGATCATTTTGGTTTGCTCAAGCGAGTTTTAGGCTTAGGCGATTGCGCCACCTTATGCGGATGATCAGCCCACCCGTCAGCAAGATAGCCCTCAACTTCGTCAGCATCGACAACGAGGGTTTGCAGCATTTCGCCCCACACCTCAACATCGCCATCCGCTTTGTACAGCATCGTCGGATTCTGCATTTTCAAAGCTCCAGAAACGACAAAGGGGCGTTTAAGCCCCTATTGTCGTGGTGTTGATTAGGACTGACCGAACAACTGCACACCTGCCATTTCTGGATTCAGGAGTGCGGTGCCAAAATCAATATCCCAACGAGCTTTGACGCTCAGGTCGTTAATGTTGCCTTGACGGGTGTAAGTGACACCAATCCCAAGACTGGTAGTAGCACGAGCAAATGCCCACCCATCATCTGGATCTACACTGTAGCTACCGGGGATGAGGATCAGCGATTCCTTACGAAAAAACGGATTCATCGGAGCGGCAACAGTATTGAGCCAAGTCAATGGGGCGTTATCAGCCGGAGCATTACTGACGTTTGCATACTCTTTTGATCCAATCGAGCCTTCGGCAGCATCAATGATGGCTGGATAGATGCGGATGGTGTTGGCGGCGGGCTTATCGACCACGCGGAACGTTTTTAGGCTGCCGGTGTTTTGCTTGGTGATCAGGTGGATTTCAAAAACCCCATCAATGG